GATGATATCAGCCCAGGCGGGGTACTCCTCATCCCTCAAAAGGTTCTCCGCCGCAAAAGCCGGATCGTCCGACGCCTGGATCCGCGCCAGGCCGGCAAAGGTGAAATTATGATCAATCATCGCCAGACAGTTGCAATAGGTGGCCTCGCCAAAATCCGCCTGCACCCACTGGTCAACAAGGCCGGTCGAGCGCCAGGCCCGAGGGCGCAATGAATCCTGGAGGTTTTTCGCCACCCAGGTTTCCGCCTCGCTGGAGGCGGTCACCACGGCAGCATCAAACTTGCGGTTATCCCAGATGATCCGGGTTTTCGCCGTGGCGGCCAAGCCTATCTCCACACCGTTAATATCGACCGGTCGTACATGTCCAGCTCCAATCCCTTTAACGCAAAGGGCAGGCCATCGATCTCAACGGTGTCCCAAATATTGCGCTGGAATGGCTGAATTTTAGTTTCCACCTGCTGCGTTTCCCGCCTGGTGCCGTAGAGGTCGATGTTTTTCTGCGCCAGCAGGGCCGCCTCGTCCCGATCAATTAAGCAGGTATCCAAAGGCCCCAAATCATGGGCTTCTTTCGAGTCTTCCAGATCTTGATTATGTCTGGATATTTGGCGCCACTCCCGGCGCAGCCACTGCAGGCGCTCCTGGGACACTCCGGCGGCATTCTGATTGGTGTTCCAGTTACGGTCATAGTGCAGATAGACCCGCCGGTAAAAGTTTTGATCATCCTTCTCCCCGGTGCGGGAGGGAAAATATTCCACGTCCGTCAGCGAGAGACTCGGCTCTCCGGCCGGATTAGTAATCTCCTTCAGAAAAAATTTCCCGTTCAGGGTGACGGTATACACCGCCGGAATGCCGGAGAGCAGCGTATCAATGATCTCGCTGATTGCCGACGGGGAATCCACCAGTAACCCCAGCTTATACGGGATGGTGGCATTGAACGCCGCCAGGGCCGCCAGGTCGAACTCCGCCTCCGGGTCCCACCCGGCCCACACCGCGATGAGGGCACGGATGATATCCGCCGCCTTATCCACGTAAGCCAGGCTAACCGGGTCGATCATGCCCCGGCAATCCACGGTGACATCCGTGGTTTCCTCCAGGCCGCTGCACAGCACAGTGGATATCAGGCGAAACCGCCACTCGTCGAGAGCCTCGAAATCCTGGCCGCTTTGGGTGTAAAACTGAATTGAGACCCCATCGGCCAGAGGGATGGGGGCTTCCTTGAACGTCCAAGACCAAATATCGTCCACCACGAACGGGGCCACATACACGGAGGTGCTGCCCCCGACGTCCCCGGCGTCGTAATCATTCACCGGCGGATCGGTCAATGGCGGATCCGTGAACTGCACGGAATAGCCGGCAAACAGTTCAATGGGGTTAATATTGGGGATCGAATTATCCAGGTGCCAGGCGCCGCCGTTGTTGCGCCATTTAAACCGGACGGCGTCCCCGACATTGCCACTGGTGGTGATTTCCACATCCACATTATCCCCGTGGTTATGGGCCACCACGCCCATAACTCCGGGCGCCGAGGCGATGGGGGTCCACCAGCTATTTTCGATCCACGTGCCGCTGCCGGGCGCCCCGGTGAAGGCCACGCTCAAGCCCCGGTTCAGGGCGATGGGCGCGGTAGCCAGAATATCCACCGGGCCGTTCCAGTTGGCGCCATTGTCATCCGACCACTCAAACTGCGGACACGGCACGTCGCCAATATGGCCGCCCCGGGTGACTTTGACCTTATAGGTGTCCTTGGTGGTGCCGGTATAGTCGCCGCTCACCACCATCGTGGCGTTGCCCGCCGCCGGGGATTTCACCAGGGTGGTGGCGTCATAGGCCAGCTTCCAGGTGAGAATGCCTTCCCCCAGCCAGGTTTCTCCGCCATCAATCGAGTATCTGAAGGTGGCCAGCCCCACCTCCGAACCGGCGGCGATGGAGTCGATTTGAATTATCCACTCCTCCTGCATGGCGTCTCCGGTATAGGGCCCGGAGGTCTCCATTGTGGCGCTGCCTTCGGCGTCTTTGGCCGCGGGAGAAATATCCTTCTGCTTAAAAGTCCAGGAGCCGCCCCCTGCCGCCGCCGCGTTATAATAGACGTTATCCAGGGCGTCAATTACCGCCCCCGCCAGGGCATAGAGAAAGGCGCCGGCCTCGGTTTGCCTTATCAAGATCGGCTTAAAATTTTTCACCGCCCCCAGGGGCAAGGGGATGAGTTGATTCCAACTACCTTCATCAACGTAAGGCGACTCCGGCAGCTCAAAATCCGGGATCGTGCGGTCTAATTCCTTCCCCTTGTCATAAATCCGCAGGGTGACGGTGCCCTCCCCTTCATCCCAGCTCGGCCGGCCGATGTGCCCGGTGAATAGGGTATAATAATCCGCCTCGGCAAACTCCTCCCCGCCCACCTTGATCACCAAGGGCTGGCCGATGAAGGTGTAAGCCCCGGACAACATCTCCCGCCAGGAAATGCTATTGGCGCCATCCGGTTTATAATCCAGGTCCTTCGCCCAGAGGGTTAAGTCGCCCCAGGTCGGCACGTGATTAGGGGTCAGCGTGTCGTTGCTCTGGCGGGTCAGGCGGGGCATATCCTTGATGCAGGGCAGATAGAACCGGCTCAACCGGTCGGGCGGATAATCCGAAAAATACAGGGGTATGATGACGCCATCCGCCACCCGCATGACGGAGGTCGAAATCAGAAAAATTTGCAGTTGGCCGCTGCGGCCGGCCCACGCCTCGAATGACAGCATTTAATGCACCCTCAACCCGATTTCCCGCCGCACGTCCTTATCTTTCATCAAATTAACGATTTCCCGTTTGGTCTGCTTGGAGATAACCTTGCCGTCGGGGGTGACTACCGTGATATGGGTGGTGGTGTGATGCTGGATAATCGGCGTGCCGCCGGCGTTGCCCCCGGCATCCCCGGCGGCTACCGGCAGCCCCGCCACCGGCAGCCGCCCGCTGTTGAGCATGTCGAAGCTGATTCCGTGCCGGGCATATTCGGCCGTCGTGTCCCGGTTGATGATCCATTCGCCCACCTGGGCCTTGATCAGGCGCTCGTCCATGTTCAGGCCGCCGTGGGCCACCAGGAGGCCGCCGTGGGCTACCAGGCCGCCGGTGTGCAGGAAAGGGATAAAACTCTTGACGGTGCTTGTCATAGCTGCCATCGTTAGGGCGGTGGCAGCAATGCCTAATGCAGCGGCTGATCCCGTCAAGGCTATTGCCGCAGCGGTAAATTCTATGGTCGTGGTGGTGGCCGTTAGCATCTCAATTACCTGAATGGCCAGCCCCACCATCTGCAAGACCGCCCCGGCATAGACCAGGGCCTGCGAATTGGTGGCAATACCGATGCCGGAGAGAAGCAGCCCGCCCGCCGACAATCCCAACTGCAGCCCGGATGTACTGAGCAGTTTAGCCGCCAAGGACAGTTCTTGGCCAGGATCTTGGGCGCCGCCGACTCCGGCGCCGCCTGTGAGACTCCCGGTGGTGCTCTTGGCAGGCGGAGCGATCATCTTGGCAATATTATCCCAGATTTTAGTGAAGCTCTTTTCGTTCAGTTTCAGGACCATGCTTTGAACGATGGTGGCCCCCACCTCTTTAAAAGACTTCTTCTGGCCGCTCAAGGCCCCCTGGATGCCCTGGGAGAAGGCGTCGGTAAAGAAGCCCTCCATCCCGGTCAGAGCGTCCTTGATGGTGGTCTTCTCTCTCTTCAGGGCTTCCCCGGCCCGCTCGATGGCCCAGCCCTCCAGCGTCCCCAGGTCAACCGCCTTCTGCCGCGTCAGGTTGTATTCCTTGGCGGCATTGGTCAGGCCGAGCATGGCCCGGTAGTTGTCCTTCTGGGATGCGGTTAGGTCTTTGCCGATAAACCACTGTTCCAACTGCGCCTGGCTGATCTTTTTCTCCAGTTGCCAGGACTGCTCCTTCCAAATCACCTGATCCTTGATGAGGATGCTGCTCTGCGCCAGGGAGTCATAATAGGTTTTCTGCTGTTGGTTCTCGGCCAGGGCCAGCTTCTGCGACCGGTCCACCGCGTGCTGGTACATGATCTCCCGGGCCTGGTCCTCCTCTTTCACATGCCCCTTGACATCGGATATCCGTTTCAGGTCCTCGGTGATCTGCAAGGCGCTGGTCTGGTGAGTTGCAGCCAGGAACTTCTTATTGAGGTCATCGCTGATTTTCTGCTCTTTGCCAGCCTTCAATTCGCTGGCGGCCAGCATCCCGTCCTTCAACTGCTGGTCGTCCATCGCCAGCTTTTTGATCTTCTCCGTGATTTTGACATACCAGGCATCAACCCCGGCAAAGGCCCCTTCCGACAACTTGGCCTCCTCCTGGCGCAACTGCAGGATGAGATTTTCCAGGGTTTCGGTGGTATCCCGGCCCTTGCCGCCCTTTTCTTCCGCGCTGCCCATTTTTCGGGTTGGGGCCGGAGTTACTGTTTCCTGCCCATACATCGTAATAGGGCCTTCCGGAGTTTGGACGATTTGGCCCCCGGAGACGGCCCGAAGGGCTGCGGTTTGGGCCGGAGTGCTATATTTGGGTGCTTCGGGCATATTGGGAAGTACGCCCCCATAATACCCCTGCGACAGAGCCTGAACCCCCGGATCACTTGCCATCCATTTCGACAGACCACCGAAGCTAAAAGTTATGGGGACAACAATCCCTTTGTTGGCAATGTTGGCGATTTCTTTGACAAATCCCCAGGTTCCTTGAACTAATTCTTTTACCGCCTGCCAGCCCCGGGTAATACCTCCCTCAATCTCCCCCCGGTGTTCCCGGAGATAACTGTTCATATCCCGAATGATGCCCACAATGTCGTTATAGGCCCCTGCCAGCCCGCCACGTCCAACCTGGGACAGCAAAGTATCCAGGGTCGTCTTCTGGGAGGTTATGGTTTTTTGGACGTCCTCGCCGGCGTAGATCAAGCCCTTGAATTCCTGGGCCAGCCAGTGAATTAAATCCCCGTCCTGCCGGTGCTGTTCGACAACATCTTTCCAGGCCGCCCCATACCGGTCCTTGACCATCATGGCCAACTGGTCGGTGGCCCGGGCCTGGCCGCTGAGCATGGCCCGCAACTCCTGGGAGATCTGGATAGCCTGCACCTGCCCCTGGGTGGCCAGCTTAATCTTGTCCACGATAGTCCCCAGGTCGTCGATCTCCTCCTTGCGCAGCACGATGCCTTTCTGGGAGAGGATATTCCAGGCCTGCACCATATCCTTGCCGGAGGCAAAATGCTTAGCCGCGGCCAATTCCAACTCTCCGTACATATCCTTGGAATAGGCGATGTTGCGGGCATAATCCTTTTGGGAGTCGGCGCCGGCCAGGCCCAGATCGGTGAGGGTGGCTGCCACCCCGATGGTGGTGAGCTGGAAGTCGTCCACCGACTGAATGCCGGCCTTGAAGGCGCCCACCACGGTCTGCTCCAGCTTATAGGCCGCCGCGGTAACCAGGGCATAGATGCCGATCTGCTTCACCAGGGAGGCGGCGAAATCCTCCGCTCCGCCCATACTGGCCTGACTGCCGCTGACCGAGGCGGCGGCCAGTTCTTGCGTGGCCACCGTGGCGTTCCGGATCTTGACGGTCCCTTGATCGTCCACATACAGTTCTATGGTTACCCGGTCTTTAGTCGCCATTTTAAAAGCCTGTTTAGTGGCGCAGGCGTCCCTGCCTGCGATCCTCTGCGGCGGGCGGGACGCCCGCCCTACGGTTCACTGCTCCCTGTTTCCTGCTCACTCTCGTCCATCAGGTCCTTCAAGTTTTCCCCGGTCCGCCACCGGGCCAGGATGGTCACCTTGCGGATCAACTCCTCATCCCAGATAACCCCCAGGGCCTCGGCCACCTGGCGCACGTTGCCCAGGTTGACTCCCCCCAGGCCGTCGGTGAGAAGCACGTCGCAGGCCTCCACCAAACCCCAGGCGGCCCGGTTTCCCGGCAGCAGTTGCGGCGGGTCGCAGGCGGCGCAGGGCGGGGGGCCTTTCGAAAGGAACTGATGGTCTTCCCGGCACTGCTTACAGCCCCCCGTTTTCTCCCGCCACCACAGGGCGACCCTCAGGAGTTTTTTCTTTCCTCCTCCTGCCGCTCATCCTGAAACCGGGCCAGGTCCGTGCAGATCTGCCGCACCACCGCGTCGAGGCCATAGGCCTCTTCCAGCAATTCCCGCTTATACTCGTCGGTGCATGGGATCTCCTCCGGATACTCCGAGGGCTCAATGGGAATCAGCCGGGCGTAAATCTCCCGGGTCAGGCCCCGCCAGTCCAGAATGACCCCGGCATACTCGGCCAGGAGCTTCTTCGGGTTGATCCGGTCGACGTTCTGGCCGGTCTGGCGATCCCAGGTGCTCTCCGTGGCCCGCTCCAGCATCCGGGTCAACTCGCTCCGGGGCAGATAGCGCACCAGCATCTCAAAATCCAGGCCCTCCACCGGCACCCAGACGGTTTTCTCCACCCGCTTTTTAGAGCTCATCCTCAGCCTCCGAACCGGTTAATGGGGCCGGAGCCGCTGATTTCGTAGGCCACGGTGGCGTTTTTGTCCTTGTCCTGGCCGAATTTCTGGCTTTTGACCCGCCCTCCGGCTTCCGGGTTGACCGCCACGTCCGGGGCAAAATACACCGTCGCATTGAGATAAAACCGGATATCCGGGATCAGGGCGCCGGAGAGAAAATACGCATCCAGGGCTTGCTGAAAAGGATCGTCCGGGCGCACCAGACCGGAAAAAGAAACCTTCCAGCCCATCGTGGCCACATCCGTCCGCTCCCAGCCATCCCCGAACTCGGAGTCATCCACCTCTTTGGCGTCCATCGTTAAGTCCCACTTGCCGATGCCCCGGATAAGATCGGTGTTCAGTTTTACCGCTGCGTATCTGCCGCTTTCACCCATGATGCGTTCCTCCTGGTAGGGCAGGCATTCCTACCTGCCATCCTTATCTAGGCCGAAGAGCCGGCAATGAAGATGTCGTAGATGCAGGCGGCGCCGGCGGAGTTGAGGATCTTCAGCAGGTCGCCGGTGCCGGCGGTCACCGCCACCCCGGCCGGATTACAGATGAGCAGAGCGAACGATGCCGGCCCGACCTTGATGATATCCGTAGGGTCGCCCACCCAACCGACGAAGCCGAGGCTGGCCGCCCCGCCCACGGAGAGGGTTTGCGTGGTGCTCTTGTTCTTGATGGCCAGGATCTTGACCTTGGCCAGGATAATGGACGCTCCATAAGAATCCGTCAGGCCGCCGGACAGATCCAGATTCTCAGAGGCCCCATCCGCCAGGGTGCGCTCGTCGTCAAACTCCTTGTCCACCAGGCCGGCGCCGGTGCCGGGACTGAACTGCTGTTCCCAGTCCAGTTCAAAATCCTTTCTCGGGTCAGCCAGGGCCTGGTCCTTCACCTGGTGGCCCTTGAGCAATAATTTGACCAAAACACTTAAGGTATCAGCCATTGGGTCAATCCTCCTGGGTTACGGTATAAGTGGCAGCGAAGATCACCACTTCTTTGGTTATCAGCATAGCCTCAGCCTTGTTATAGGCCAGGGGGGCAAGAACGCTGTCCAGGGTGTGGTCCTTCAGGGCCGCAAACAGGTCATCTAAAATCCGGTAAGCCCCGGTATCGCCCCGCCGGCCCGCGGCCTCGCCCCGCAGGTCCCGGCAGACCACCGCCAGGGAAAAGGTATAAGTCAGGACATATTCGCCGAACGAGGCTGGCTCCCCGGACAACTCCTGCAGGCTCACCAACACCGCCGGGGTGCGCAGCACCAGCTCGGCGATCTCCTTTTCCAACTGCCCATTGTAGGAAGACACCTCCGGCAGATAGGGGAGCTCGGCCTTAATCCGGGCAATCAGCAGGTCCTCAATTTGGGTAATGGTCAGCATAATTTAGTGGTGCAGGCGTCCCCGCCTGCGGTCCTTAAATGCTCCCGGTGAGAATGTAATTAACCAAAGTCATTTCCAGATAAGTGATATCCTCATCCTGAAACATCAAATATGGCCGGGCTGGGATGGTGACCTTGCGCCCCCGCCCCGCCTTGCCCCCGAACTGGTGAATGGCGGCGTAGATCACGTTGGTGCCGATGATAATACCATTAGCCCTGATTTCCGTTGGGGCGATGGACCCCCGCAGAACTGTCGTGTCCGTGAGAGGCAGGCGTGCGGCCAGAATCTCCCGGCCTTTCTTGGTCGGCCCTCCCTTTTTGGTGCGATAATCGCTGCCCTTCGCAAATCCATAAGACCAGCTCAACAAACTGCTAATTTTTAACGGCGCCCACTTCACCGGCCGCCCCCCGGCGTCAAAGTTTTTCTGTATGCTGCCTTTCATATACCCGCCGAAATTCCGGAAGACACCGGTGAGGTTCCCGCCCCGCTCCTCCATCCCCTGGAGGCGGGCCAGCACGTCCGCGGCTAAAACTTTGACGGCTACTCCGGACATTAGAATCCCCCCAGCGTGCCCCGGGAAAACACCCGCCCGGCGCTTTTAATCTCCGTCACATCCTGGGCATCCCCGGGCACTTCCACCCCGGCCGCCCCGACGATCTCCGCCTTGCCCGCGGCCACCAATTTCAGAAAGGCTATGGCGTCCTCGTACTTTTGCCGCCGCACCTCCGGGGCCACGGAGCGCCGGGAATAGAGGTGATAGAGGGATAGGTCCACGGCCAGGGATTTCACCCGGGCCGGGGTCGCCGCCAGGGGCAACTGGTAGCGCACCGCCAGGTAGGCGTCAATCTCGGCGGCCGCCTTGGCGATGGCCTCGCTCACCACCGCAGCGTCGGGCACGTCGCCCGACTCCGCCGTGATCTGGGCCAGCTCCAACTCCGGTACCAGTTTCAGCAGGTCGTCCTGGGTGCAGTAACGACCCGGGTCGACGGCAACGTCGCCACTTCCTGCCCCGCCCATTAGCTCACCACCTCCGTGTCTGGGTTGATAAAGGTGACCCCCGCTTTTTGCCGCCAGATATAGACCGTCCCGGCGTCAAGGTAAAATGTCACTCCCCCATTTTGATCGGTTCGCCCCGAGGCAATGATATTCTGCCCCGCGGCATCAGTGGAAATCCACACCTGGGCGTCGGCAATGGGCAGGCCATTATCCGAGCGGGTCAGGGTGTAAGTCCAGGTGATGGCCCCTATTCCCAGTGAGCTCCGGGAGCTGACCGGAACATCGAGATTGTTATCCTCTGGAGTGATTTGCAGCACTTTATATCGGTCCTCATTGTCCAGGCCGGCGCCGCCATCAATCTCCACATAGATGGCTTCCACGGCGATGGCGCTGAATTTATAACCCCCGCCGCCGATAGCGGCGATCTCCGGGACCGGGGGCAAGTCTTCACCGGCCGCCACGGTTTTGTAGGTGATGATGGCGGGCGCCAATCCTGCCTGGGGCACCCCATTAACGCTGAAATGGATCACATAGATCATTAGATCACCGGTTTAATCCCCCGGATACAAAAGTCCTTTTTATGGGTGGCAATCCGCCGGAAACTCACGCCAACCATACTTGTTAGGGTTTTCATGCCGCGCCGCCGTTCATAATCCCCCGCCGCCGCCGCCAGGCCGGATATCGCCGAAAATGAGACAGAACCCAGCCGGGCTAGAATCTGTGCCGGGGTCAGGTGGCCGCTGGCGGCCAATACCGCCCCGGCCGTGGCCTGAACAATGGCCCCGGTGCTGATGCCGCCGGCGCCGGGCAGAGTCTGTGAGGCCAAGAGGGCCAACAGGGCAATTTTGACCGCCGCGGCCACCGCCCCCAGGCTGATACTCTCCTGATATTCACCCCCCGCCCCGGTCTCGATAGTCCCGTCGGCGTTTAACGCCCCGAGGCTGGCCAGGGCCAGGGCCTGTTCCGCCAGCAGGGATGCCGCCTGGTCAAGGGCGGTGGTGCCCGGCAAACCCATTGAAGTCAGCAAGTCGTCTCTGGCCGCTACTGGCAAACCCGCCAGGCCCGCTAAACCCAAACTACGGACCATCGCCACAATCCCCTCGCCGTATAGCGCCCCGGCGCCCGGGATGCCCAGATCCGGGAACAGACCACTCCCCCCGGAACCCTCGCCCACCGATGCATTGCCAGACAAAGACATGGAGGCTTGGATTGACAGCGCCGCCCCCAAACTGATCCCGGCCTGGCAGACTAAACCCATTTCTTTCAATGCGGCCAGGTCTGCGGCCTCGGTGATGGCGGTCGACACCGGGAAGGCAATAGGGCTGACATACGACAGACCCCCAGCCGGGATTAACGCCGCCTCACCGGCAAGCGCCGCCGCGCCGAAGCCATTTTTAATCCCTGACGGGATCAGGGCCGCCGCACCGGGCAGGCTGGCAGCGGGAACCATGCCGCTTATCCTGTTGTCCGAGATGCCGGAGGCCGATCCTAATGATACTGATTCGCTATAACTGGAAGTCAGGGCCGGGGTGACCAGCTTCTCCGCCGCGCCCTCGTTGTGGACCCAAGCGACCGCCGCGGCATTGTTGCCGCCGGATGCTACCGCTGACCACTCAATTTCCAGAAAGAGGTATTCCGCTGTCAGGAGCTTTGTGGCCCCGGGCGACCAGGTGATGGCGCCGGTCATATATTGGTTGGCGGCGGTGAAAGAGATCAGACCGGAAGTCTGCCAGCCGGGGGTGAGCTCCACTGCCGCGGAGCCGTCGGCGTTAGCCGAGCGCCACAGGCGGAACTTGATGTAGCCGGTCTGGGCATAATAGGTGTTGCTC